TACTTGACAATTTCAGAGTTGTTAATACACGAAACCCCGAGTAATACGGGTATAGTCGTATAACTATTAACAAGATATAACAAGGGGTTTTTAACGCTAGATTCTAAGAATAAATTATTACAATTTTTATATCTAGCTACTAACCGATCCAACTCATACACGGCTAAATCGCATCCTGGGTATATCTTAACACATTTAACTCTGACGTCTTCGCGTTCTTTACACTTATTGCGATAAGCATCAACGCTGACATATATGTCCACATAAGCCTCGTGTGGCCATGCGTGAGCGGGAACTAAAATTTTGTTTCCACTAACTATGGCTTGTGTAAAAGTGTCCATATGAGAGCCAGCGTCACTACGTACAACTACCATTCTGGTATGTTGTTTAAGCGCACTAAGCCGGCTTGTATTTGGAGCTGTGTCAAGAACTCCGGCACTCTGGCTGAGCCACAAATTTTCATCCTTACGAGATTTTGCATCTTCACATGCTTTAACAAACATGTCTATAGTATCGACATCAAGATCACTATCCGTCAAGAAATAGGCACAAACGAGAGTTATAACTCCAGCCATAACTAAGCCTAAGGTGAGCGTTGTAGTATTCTCATGCAAAGTACTCCATAATGCCTTGACGTCAGCATATTTATCAGACACATAATCAGTCAATGAAGTCATGCTTTTATTTGTAGTTATAAGCGATAATGCATTAGCACTCAACCAATCGAAAAACGATTGACAGAGTGCTACATACCTATCGCTCTGATGTTTACACCACTCCTTCCATACATTTGCTTTTTCGAAAATGGGATCCACTACCCAATTAGTGATAGATGATAGTACATTAGTTTGTGCATCCCACATATAATTATCAATCTCTTCAACTTCTTCCGGACTAACCATGGTGCGCACATTATCTTCACGCGTTTTATCTCTAACATGACTAACCAACTGCGCCAGCCAATTTAGAGACGCTATTTTACGTAACTGTGGGGGTATATGTGAAGTGTCTAACCTCGGGGGAACGGGGGACCCTAAGTGTGGGTCTAAAAATGACCCCACCCATGATGGACGATCAGCTCTAAAATCATATCGATAATACTGTAATATCTGATAAAAGTGACCGTTTTTATCTTTAGCAGATGTCACGTCAACAACATGGGGTCTCCTGAATAAGGCACTCGGCTCTGAAATGCAATCGCTAGCAGTGAAACCATTTAAAGTCCTAAAGTGGTTAGTAGTGGCCAATATTAAAGATGAATTAAAACTTTTGGTATTTTTATTTTCCGCTCTTGCGCAATCTAGCGGATATTTAGTAGTTGAAACAAAGTTTATCATCGTTCTCCATTGAGATTTGCCTTGCTGACCCACATCATCCATAACAAAAACATCTTCATTGTTATAATCATC